GGTGCTGCAACGCCTCGGAGAACAACTAGGCACAGAATTTCGTGAAACTAATCGTGTTACAATGCCCAGAGACCACAAGATGTAGTGTTAGGGGAGGAATATGAGTACGGGTGGAGTCAAATTAGGCTCGTCTTATGATGAAGCGCGCACCAGAAAGGTAAACGCTGAAGCTGAGATAGCTGAACTAGAGTTAGCAAAGATAAAAGGTGTACTTGTTGTAGCAGAAGATGTTACAAGTGCATGGGAAGACGTGCTAGGCGCCTTCAAGGGAAAGCTTTTGTCTATCCCGTCTAAAGCTGCGCCGGTTGTTGCATCTGAAATGGAGGCTGGCGGATGTCAAAAAGTACTCGAAGACTTAATCAACGAAGCTCTGACTGAATTATCTAACTATGACCCTAAAGTTGACGCGACAACAGCGGCAGTCTCTGTCGAAACACTTGAAGAAGGCGGTACAAACGCTAAAGCCCCCGCAAAAGCTAAGCGTAAGCCAGTGGGCAGACCAAAAAAGACGACTGGACTCGCAAACAAGTAGTGAGCCAGGTCGATGGCATACATCTCGCGCTGAGTATCAACGTGGGATTATGGATGCGTGCTCTGATCCTGAGATAAGAGAAGTGGTCGTGATGGCCGGCGCGCAGTTAGGTAAGTCGGAAGCTATCTTGAATATCATTGGATACCACATCGAAAATGACCCCAGTCCTATACTTGTATTACAGCCTACGGTGGAAATGGCACAATCCTTCTCCAAGGACCGTGTGGCTAACGGCCTAATTCGTTCCACGCCTAGCTTGAGAGATAAAGTTCGTGACCCGCGCTCAAGAGATTCGGGTAATACAACTCTACATAAGATATTTCCCGGAGGCGCTTTAACGTTAACCGGGGCAAATTCCGCTGCATCTCTCGCCTCAAGACCGATAAGACTAGTACTTTGTGACGAATGTGACAGATATCCCACTTCTGCGGGCTCTGAGGGTGATCCAATACAGCTAGCACGCAAAAGGGCTGCTACATTCTGGAATAGGAAAATAGTAATGGTGTCCACTCCGACGAATAAGGGCGCTAGTCGTATCGAGGATGCGTTTGAGCAGTCGGACCAACGGCATTACCACGTTCCTTGTAAACATTGTGAGACTTATCAACCTTTGAGGTGGTCAAATGTACAGTGGACTGACAATGATCCAGAGACGGCGGCTTACTCTTGTACTCATTGCGGCACTCTTTGGAGTGATGCTGAACGCAGGTGGTCTATCAGAAACGGCCAATGGGTGGCTGACAAGCCCTTTAATGGTATTGCTGGGTTCGCTATAAACGGCCTGTATAGCCCCTGGACGCCTCTCTCAGACGGTGTAAGGGACTTCCTATCTGTCCGTAAGAACCCAGAACAATTGCGCGTATGGACGAATACGTATCTTGGAGAGACGTTTGAGGACCAAGGTGAGACGATTGATGAGCTTTCACTCTCGGATAGGCGCGAAGATTACGGTGATTTAGTGCCCGAAGAGGTCATTATGCTCACTGCGGGCTGCGACGTGCAGGATAATCGCCTAGAAGTGACGATTGTGGGCTGGTCTCGAGACTTCGAGTCGTATGTTATCGGTCATGAGGTGCTTTATGGTGATCCGAGCACGCCGCAACTGTGGCAACAGCTAGATTCGGTCATTTTTAAGCGTTATCGGACGTATGACGACCGAGATATGGTGATTAGAGCGACTGCAATTGACTCTGGCGGTCATTTTACGAACTCTGTCTACCAATACGCTAAAAAAAACGCTGGACAGGGCGTTTTCGCCATAAAAGGAGTCGGCGGAGAGGGTAAACCCATCGTTGGGCGTCCTTCTAAGAACAATATTGGGCGATGTAACCTGTTTCCGGTCGGTGTAGACACTACAAAAGACCTTTTGTTCGCTCGTATGCGCATAGAAGAGCCTGGCGCTGGCTTCATTCACTTCCCTAAACACTTAGATGATGAATATTTCAAGCAATTAACGGCTGAAAAGGTCGTCACCCGGTTCCATAGAGGGTATAAGAAACGGGTATTTCAGAAGATAAGAGCGCGTAACGAAGCACTAGACTGTTTCGTATACGCTATAGCTGCGTTAGCAATACTAAACGTGGATGTCAATGCGCTAGCAGATAGGACGAAATTCAAGCATAATTCAGATGATGATACCCGCGAAAAGGAACCAAGCCGCCAAGCAAAACAACCCTTCGTGCCTAAAACAGGAAGAGGATTCGTAAATTCTTGGCGATAGAGGATTTTTATGGCAAATCTCTTTGACGTTGCAAATGCTCCCGAGGGAGAACCAGAAGAAATCGTCGTAGGCGACTTCCTCCAATGGAAGCGCTCTGATATTGCCGGTGACTATCCTACATCAAGTGGTTATACAGCGGAATATGTAGCTCGTATCACTGGCGGCGGCGCAAACGAAATTAAGATACCTCAGGCTGCTGGTTCAACTGACACTTATTACCTATTTACTGCAGATTCTACGACTAGCGCTAATTTTGCAGTTGGTAAGTATCATTGGCAGCTTGAGATTACACAGACATCTTCAGGTAATCGTATCGTTGTAGATATCGGCGACTTCACTGCGATACCTGACATGGACAACAATCAGGCTGACCCTCGTGTTCACGCTGAGATTATGGTCGCTAAGATTGAGTCATTGCTGTCGGGCAAGGCGGATTCTGATGTTTCTAACTATTCTATTGCTGGACGCTCGCTTACGAAGCTAAGTTTTACTGAGTTACTTGAAGCTCGTGATTACTATAGAAAAGAAATCGTCAAGCACGAGAACGAAGCTCTGCTGAAGCGTGGGAAGAGTAATGGCTCAACGATAAAGGTACGGTTCTGATGGGCATTTTTGACTTTGGACGTAAGAAGAAAGAAGACAAGCCTCGTTTTGTGAAGCGTACTTACGCTGGAGCGGGCCAGAATAGATTGTTAGCAGACTTTTTTGACTCTCAGCGTTCTGCTGATAGTGAGTTACGTCCCGTCATTAAGACTCTAAGGAATCGCTCGCGAGACCTATGTCGCAACAATGAATACGCCAAGCGCTATGTAAACCTCATGAAGACTAACGCAGTCGGCGCCAAAGGTTTCAACTTGCAAGTTAAAGCTCTGGGGGGAGATGGCTTGTTGGACCTGCCTGGCAATCAAGCAGTAGAAGGCGCGTTCGCTAAGTGGGGAAGGACTGGTAACTGTACGATTGACGGTCGGTTATCTTGGGTTGATGCACAAAAGCTGGCTATTGAAAGTCTAGTACGCGATGGAGAAGTGTTCATCATCAAGCATCGGGGGCGTGACTATCACGACTCATTCGCTTTGCAGTTTATTGAGCCTGATGAGATTGATGAGCAGAAAAATGAAAAGCTGCCTGGCGGTAACGAGATCCGTATGGGCGTAGAGCTAGATGCAAACAAGCGGCCGGTTGCTTATCACAAGCTTACCTATCATCCGGGTGATTATGACTACGCGATGATGACGGGCAAGAGCAAGCACATCCGTATACCTGCTGAGCAAGTCATTCACGTCTTCATGCCTTTGCGCGCTGGACAGACTCGAGGCGAGCCTTGGCTATCGCCTGTAATGCCGGCCATGAAGCAGTTAGGTGGCTTCCGTGAGGCGGCAGTGATTAACGCTCGCATCGGTGCATCGAAGATGGGATTCTTTACGTCACCCTCGGGTGATGGGTTTGTGCCAGATGATACCGACAATCACACGCCTATCATGGATGCCGAGCCCGGCACCTTCCATCAGCTTCCTACGGGTGTCTCTCTACAAAGCTTTGAGCCTACGTTCCCAAGTAATGAGTTTGACGCCTTCCACAGGTCGGTACTAAAGGGTATCGCTAGTGGACTAGGCATATCCTATACCTCTCTATCTAACGACCTTGAGGCGACATCCTATAGCTCTATCCGGCAAGGCGCGCTAGAGGAGCGAGATTTCTACCGCGATATTCAACAGTTCATGATTGACCACTTTGTATACAAGGTATATGAGGCGTGGCTCGATGCTGCGATGGAGTTACGGTCATTCGGCATTGGCTCTAATCAGTATGAGCGTTTCCTCAATGCATCTACGTTTACAGGTCGTGCTTGGAGTTGGGTTGATCCGCTTAAAGAAATGAATGCGGCTATCCTCGGGATGAAGAATGGCGTGCTGTCTATACAAGACGTTGCTTCGCAGTATGGTAAGGATGTTGAAGACCTGTTCGCTCAGATACAGCGCGATAAGGCGTTGGCTGAGCAGTTCGGCGTGCAGTTTGCGCTCGAGCCTTATGGTTCGGAAAAAGCTCAAGTAGACGCGGAAATAATCGGAGATGACGATGGCGAAGTATAAAGGCCGTGACATCAATACGACTCCCACGGATGCAATGATAGCGGAGGCAAAGCGTGGTCTCGAATGGCGGAAAGAACACGGTAGAGGCGGTACTGAAGTCGGTGTTGCTCGCGCTCGCGATATCTCTAATGGGCGGGAGCTATCTATTGATACTGTTAAGCGTATGTACTCTTATTTTGCTCGACACGAAGTTGATAAAGCCGGTAAGGGATATAGTCCAGGGGAAGAAGGATATCCATCCGCCGGACGAATTGCATGGGCATTGTGGGGTGGTAATCCTGGACAGACCTTTGCCAAGAGAGTTATCCGTTCTGTCGAAGCCGCGGACGAGGACGACCGGGCAGAGGTTAGCGGCAGCATTAAGAAGTCTTTGGAAAAGAAGGCTAAGGACCACAACGAGAAGGTAGGGGATACTGCTAGTAAGCGAACTAGCGTTCGTACCTTAAGCGCAGTATTTCGTCGTGGAATTGGTGCCTATAAGACCAATCCTGGATCAGTAAGACCTAGTGTTAAGTCACCTGAGCAGTGGGCACACGCCCGAGTTAATTCATTCCTTTACGCTCTAAGAAACGGAAAATTTAGAAGCGGAAAGCATGACACAGATTTGTTACCATCTGGACATCCCATGTCTTCCAAGGGAAGATGCGAGGAAGTCGTGATATTTGCAGACGAGGACATTGAAATGAGCGATGCGATAGTAGAAGACGTGGAGCTTCGGGAAGAAGACCTCGAGCAGCGTCACATCCAGAATATCGAAGAGACTGAAGAGTCTTACATTATTACCTATGGCAAATCTATGCCAGATGAGCGTGATGGTCACGAAGACGAAGAGCGTGACGGTCATGAGGAAGAAGAGCGAGAAGGACATGATGCTGAACGTGATGTTCCAGCAGAAGTTGAACGTCGCTCTATGCACTTAGATGCGAAGCCGGTAGAGGAAAACACTCGCCGTGTACGTATGTCTATTTCATCTGAAGAGCCTGTTGAGCGCTCTTACGGTAAAGAAGTGTTAGAACACAGTGAGGAGGCCATCGATATGAGCTTCCTTAATAGCGGTCGCGCCCCGCTGCTCCTGGATCATGATCCAGAGAAGCAAGTTGGCGTCGTAGAATCGGCAGAACTTGACGGCTCGGCACGTAGACTACGTGCGACGGTACGCTTTGGAAAAGGCGCACTTGCTAGAGAGGCTTTTGACGATGTAGTAGACGGTATCAAAGCCAATATTTCTATTGGTTACGCCGTTAAAAAAATGGAGCGAAGTGACAAGGATACATTTGTAGCCAAATCATGGAAGCCCCTAGAAGCCTCGCTTGTAAGCATCCCCGCGGACCAATCAGACCTGGTCGGCGTTGGTCGTTCAAATGAAGCTTCTACCCAACCTTCAATCAAAACCAACTTTAAGGAGGACGTAATGTCTGAAGTTGATATTGCAGCGGTTGAGGCAGAAGCCAAGAAAACCGCACAACGTGATGCCGCTCAAATCATGGCATTGACCACTAAGCACAACCTAGCAGACCTCGGCCAGCAAGCAATTGTTGAAGGCCGTTCGTATGCAGAAGTGCAAGGTCTTGTACTTGATAAGATTGGCACTAAGCCCCTCGAGTCAAATGATATCGGTTTGACTGAGAAAGAAGTTAAGCGCTTCTCTCTCTTCAACGTAGTTAACGCTCTTGCTAACCCATCTGACCGTCGCGCTCGCGAAGCTGCTGCTTTCGAGTTCGAGGTATCAGAAGCAACTGCTAAGCGTTCTGGCAAAGACCCGCAAGGTCTTATGGTTCCTTATCAGGTACTGAGCCAGCGTGACCTCAACTCAGCGGATGAGTCAGATCTGTTCTCAGATGACTTCCGCGGCGGTGAGTTCATCGACGTACTCCGCAACTCATCTTCAGTCATGCAAGCTGGTGCTCGTATGCTGGCAGGTTTGAGCGGAGATGTAGCTATTCCTAAGAAGGCTACTGCAGCTTCTGCGGCATGGATTGCTACAGAAGGTGGCGCGGCTACTGAGTCAGAGATGACAACCACGTCTATCTCTCTTGTACCCCGCCAACTTGCGGCGTTTACCGACATCACACGTCAATTGCGACAGCAGTCATCCTTGGATGCCGAAGCACTTGTACGTGATGACCTAGCACAGTCTCTGGCTCTTGCTATTGACTTGGCTGCTCTGCAAGGTTCTGGCGCTTCTGGTCAGCCTACAGGCATCAAAAACACATCTGGAATCAACACTGTTGACTTCGGTACTTCACCTATCCTTGTACCTTCATACGCTAAGGTCGTAGACATGGAAACTGCGGTTGCGGAAGATAACGCACTCGTTGGTAACCTTGCTTACATCCTGCCAGCAGCAATGTTCGGCGGCTTGAAGACAACTGAGAAAGCGACTAACACTGCTCAGTTCGTTGTTGAGCCTGGCGGCACAATCAATGGATACCGTGCAATCGTATCTAACCAGTGTACTGCTGGTGATATGTTCTTCGGTAACTTCAGCGATTTGCTTGTCGGTATGTGGGGAGCCGGTGTAGACATCACTGTTGATCCATACAGCCTGTCAACTACAGGCTCTGTTCGCATCGTAGCGTTCCAGACTATCGACGTTGCTGTACGTAACGCTGTTAGCTTCTGTCTCGGTAACGACGACCAGTAAGTAGTATTACCCGCCCTTCGGGGCGGGTTTCCTTTTAGGAGGTTTTATGAAATACGAAGTAATACGTGATTGTGTAATCAAAGGCGCACGTCATAAGGTTGGAGATGTTGTCTCTGACTTGAGTGAGCAGCTTGCTAAAGACTTGATGGCTATCGGCCGGTTATCGCCGCACCATGAGCCTGAGTTAAAAAACCGTGCTATCGGTGCGAAAGATTCTGAAGAAGCACCTAAGAAGCGCCGCCGTCCAGCCAAGAAAGAGGCGGAGCCCGAGGCTGAATAATGGCTGTAGAAACGGATGTATTCCGTTCCACTATGCTAGCTGACTTTGGTCAGAGCATTACGTTTAAACCACAGTTCGGTGCGTCAACGACATTCACTGCGATTTTTGACGCCCAACATATGTTTGAGGAAGTAGGCGGCTCTGTCGCCTTTTCTGTTCAACAGCCTCGCTTAACGTGTAGGGCGAGTGACGTTGATGAAATCGTTGAAGGTGATAAGGTCACTCTTACGGTTGAAGGTGTACTAAAGGAATATAAGATTCGAGCCAAGATGCCTGATGGCACTGGTATTACTGAATTGCAACTGGAAGAGCAATGAGTCACATACGCACTCGCATACGTCAGAATCTTGTGACGACTCTCAAGGGCATGACTCACACCGACCAAAAGGTGTTTGATAGTCGAATCTATCCCATGAATATGGATACGCTACCGGGCATCTGTGTCTACACGCCCAGCGAGACATCTGGCTATTTGTCTATTAGCCCGCCACGTACCCTGGACAAAGTAATTACTGCGTCAATAGAGATATATGTTCAGATGATTGACGAGTATGATGAGCGCTTGGATCAGATTGCCGCGGATGCAGAAGAAAAGCTGTATACGGACTTGAGTCGTGGCGGTTTGGCTAAAGATACGAGAGTATTGTCGTTTGACAGTACTTTTTCCGGCGATGTAGAACAGCCGGTAATTATGGGTAAACTTACCGTAGAGATTAGGTATTCCGCGGTTGAGGGTAGCCCGGAAGGTTAGTCAAGGTATTTTTTTTAAGGTAAACTTGAGCTTTGCGCTCGCTCGTTAAGAGGAAACTTCAATGTCAACATTTCTAGGTAAAGAAGGAGCCGTATACATCGGCACCAACGCGGTAGCAGAGGTACGCGACTTTTCTGTGGAAACTACTGCAGAAACAGTCGATGCAACTGTCATGGGATCTACTGGCGATTGGATGGTCAAGAAGGCCACTCAAAAGTCATGGACTGCTTCAATTAACTGCTATTACGATTCAAGCGATACAAACGGCCAGCTTGCTATGGACGAAGGTTCAGAGGTTGCTGTCAAGCTGTATCCAGAAGGCAACACGACTGGTAATAAATATTACTACGGTCAGCTTGTTATCACTTCAATTAGCCGCTCAGCGTCATTTGACGGCCTTGTAGAGATATCATTCTCTGGCGATGGTAACGGACCATTAACAGAAGACGCGGCGTCTTAATATGAAGCTGATTGATGTTGCGGTAAGCCACTTCAACAGCAAAGAAGTCCGACAGGTTGAGGTACCAGAGTGGGATACAACGCTCTACTCTAAGAACCTCAGTCTTGCTGATAAGTCGAAGTGGATGAAGCGAGCGGACGGCGATAACTGGAGCTACATGGTTTACGCCGTCATACTTGGAACGACCGATGCAGAGGGTGAGCCCGTTTTTGACATTGGCGATAAGTCTGCCCTGATGAACAATGTTGACCCTGACCTTGTTAGTCGCATCGCTACGTTCGTTTTAGATATCGGTGAAGAAACCGAAGAGGAACGCGAAAAAAACTGATAGATGACCAAGGCAATGTGACCGAAGCTTATATGATGTTCGAGCTTGCGGAACGCCTTGGTCAACCACTCAGTACGATTCTTGAGATGACTGTCTCCGAATTCAACCATTGGTTGACGTTCTATAGGGTAAAGGCAGAGAGGCAGAAGCAGCATGAGTCAAGACGTAGTCAACGTACTAAAGTTCGTAGTAGATGATGACACTGCTGCGGGCTTTAGTTCTGCGAACCGCAACCTCAAGAAGAACGAAAGGGCTATACAGCGTGTTATCGAACAGCAGAAGAAGCTGACTCGAGAAGCAGGTAAAAGCGCTGACCAGATAGCCATCGAGACGCTCAAACGAGCCGACGCAAAAGATGAAGTAATCGCACAAGTGATGGCGCTCCAAAAGGAGCGTCAAGCGATTATGGATGCCAAGTCTGCCCGGACTGAATCTATAAACGAAGTCGATAAAATGATTGCTGCCATGAAGGAACAGGCGGCAACTATCGGTATGTCTTCGTCTGAGTTGGCAATTCATAAGGCAGTACAGAAGGGCGCTACCGCAGAACAGCTAGCAGCCATCCAGGCTACGCAAGCCGAGATTAATGCTAAGAAGCAGGCATCGACAGCCACTGTAAACCAAGTCAATTCTGCAGAGCAGATGATACAAAAGCTACGGCAAGAGATTGATTTGTTTGGTAAATCCGATGACCAAATCCTGGCTTACAAGCTGGCGCTCGATGGTGCGACACAAGCACAGATAGATGAAGTGATGGCTTTGCGGTCCAAGATGGCTGCGATGAACAGGTCTCTCCCACTGATGCAGAGAATGAAGCAGCAACTTCGTTTTATGCGCGGCGGTTTTGGTCAGGTAGGCCATCAGATACAGGACGTTGCGGTGCAGCTTCAGACCGGAACGGACGCAATGATTGTGTTCGGCCAGCAGGGTTCTCAGATTGTGTCTTTGTTTGGTCCTGGCGGTGCAGCATTAGGTGCTTTATTGGCTGTTGGTGCAGCCGCGTTTACTGCCTTCAAAAACTTCGAGGTTACTAATAACGAGCTCGCAGAGTTACGCAGTCAGATAGAAGATTTTACGCCTGAATCGGACGAGGCGACTGCGGCCTTGCAGCGAATGACTGCAGTGATGCAGCAGCAAGAAATCAACAATATGCGGGACGACTTATTCTCGCTTATTGAAGAAATGGATACTGCGGGTAAGACGGCCTTCATGGCTCAAACGCAGCTTGAACAAATGAGCGATACGCTCAGTGCCGATGAAAAGCAAGCGCTGCGGGACCGAATTAATTCTGCTGGCATGGAAGCTGTTATCGCTGAAGGCAAGATTCGTATGCTCAAGCAAGGAATCGAGAATCTTGGCGCAACTGTATTTAACTTCCCTAAAGAAGACTTTTTTGCTGCATTCAAAGAAATGTTTGAGGGAACTATTTTCGGTGAGGCGTTCCAATTCGACCAAGTCACGCCCGAGATAGACACATCTGATGCTGAAGAGGCCGCAAACAAGTTTTTGGGCATTGAGCGCTCATTCTTGGACGGTGTCAAAAAGATTAACTCTGACTTCGATAGGATTGAAGAGCAAATCAGAGAAACCGCTGGTATTGCCGGTATAGAGGGAGACAGGCTAAACAATGCAATAGCTGCTAACGAAGCGCAAAGGCAAGCTGCACTTAGTCGATTCCATGAACAAGAATACGCAGCACAAGTTGCTCACAGTGAAGCTTTACGTCAAGAGCGACTCGCTAGAGAAAAAGCAATAGCAGACATAGAGCAGCAAAATCGAGAGCGTGCTAGAGAAACACGTGAAGGTCTATTAGATGACTTTGAAGCAAGCCTTGCAAGAGAAGAGGAGCTGTTAGCCTCTCAGAGAGAAATGCGTCAAGCAAACATGGATCATATGTTTGATGTGATGGCGCGTGAAGACAAGTTCAATAAGGACATGGCTACTGCAAAAATCAACCTAAATGCTCAGGTGCTTTCTTCAGCACAAGCACTCACTTCTGGCTTGCTGTCAAACATGAGTAAAGAGTCAAGTGCGTATAAAGCGGTATTCGCAGCACAACAAGCTATTGCAATCGCTACGACACTTATTAATACGGAGATGGCCGCAACGGCAGCGTTAGCTCCACCTCCTGTCGGTTTAGGTCCGGTTGCTGGTGTTGGCTATGCCAAAGTAATACGCGGCTTGGGATATGCATCTGTTGGCTTGATTGCGGCACAAACTGCCATGTCATTTGAGGGCGGCGGCTTTACAGGCCGTGGTTCGCGTTCTGGCGGCATTGACGGGCGCGGCGGCTTCCCAGCTATTCTGCACCCGAATGAAACAGTTGTTGACCATGAGGGAGGCGGTATGCAGCCTGTCGTGGTCAATCAAACAATAAATGTAACTACCGGCATACAGCAGACAGTACGCGCTGAGATAGCTAACCTGCTACCACAAATTAGTGAAGCAGCAAAAGCGGCAGTGGCTGACTCTAGAATGCGTGGCGGTAGTTATGGAACATCAATGGGCGTGTAATGGCTGACTTTGACTTCCCCAACATTGGCTTTCAAAAGATGACGATGAGACTTAGGTCTGCAACGGCTATTAGCACGTCTCCTTTCACCTTTGACCAGCAAACATATGAGCACCAAGGCGTGCGTTGGGAGGCAGAAATAACCTTGCCTCCACTTAAGCGCTCCGAGGCGAAAGCAGCAGAGGCATTCTTCGCTCAGCTTAGAGGCCAGGCTAAAACATTCACGCTTGGCAATCCTTTGCATAATGTGACTGGTGCAACTGGCTCAATTACTAGTGGCGCTCAAGGAGCTACTAACGTAACCGGGACTGTCAGCAGTCATGTAGAAGTTGGTGATTACTTTGAGGTTGGTGGCGCGCTGTATATCTTAACTGCAGAGAACGCAAGTACCCTGGATATCATGCCGCCTCTTCGTACAGCTATATCATCTTCCACGGCTCTCGATTTCACTTTGCCTAAAGGCGAGTGGCGTTTAGCGTCTAATGATATCGATTGGAATATCAATCGGGCTGGAATTTACGGATTTACCTTTGCGTGTGTTGAGGCGATATGAGCAGGACTCTTACCAGTGCGATGCAAGCTGTTGCCACTGCCGAAGTGGTACGTCCTATTGTTTTGGTTCAGTGTGACTTTGATAGTGGCGCTCTCAATTTATGGAATGGTATCGGCGACTTAACTGTTAGCGGTGTTGACTATGTTGGCGCTGGCACATTATTGGAAATTGGGAAAGTAAGTGAGTCTGCGGATCTGTCGGCAAACGGCATGAACGTCAAGCTGTCTGGTGTCACTGAGCCTCTTGTATCGAAAGCAAGAGATGAAAAATATCAAGGCAGAGAGCTAAAAGTTTTACTTGGGGCAATGGACTCTACTAATAGCGTCATATCTAATCCCGTGATAATTTTTAGTGGATTCATGGACACCATGACCATTCAAGATACTGCCGATACAGCAACTATTACTGTGACAGTAGAGAATCGTTTGATTGAGTTTCAACGAAACCGTATTCGTCGATACACCGCGGAAGACCAGAAGATAGACTATCCCACGGATAAAGGATTGGAGTTTGTTGCTGAGATAGCAGAGAAAGAAATCGTTTGGGGTCGGACACAAGCGGCAGCAGGCGGAGGCGGCGGAGGCGGCGGAGATAATGACGAGCGTCATGGTGGAGATCACAGATAATGATATTTGCTCACGAAAACCTGGCTAACGTCAAAGAAGATATCCTGCCGCTCATTGAAGAGCATTGGAAGGAGATAGCTTTAAACAAGGATGTTATTAAGCTAAATCCTGATTGGGATGCCTATGCAGCTTATGACTATATCGGCTCTTTGCGTGTCTACACTGCTAGAGACGAAGGGCAGTTGGTGGGCTACTTCGTAGTGTTAGTCAGTAAATCTCTGCACTATAAAGACCATACCTTTGCTAACAACGACATTATATTCCTGCGTAAAAGTGCTCGAGAGGGCATGGCCGGCGTCAAGCTTATTAAATACGCTATCAAGTGTCTTGAGGCTGAAGGCGTATCCAAGATACTTATCAATACCAAGATTCATCAGCCATTTGATGTCATCCTAGAGCGACTCGGATTTGATTGTATCGAGCGCATCTATTCTAAGTGTCTGAGGTAAGTCATGGCCGTTAGCGCTATTGTTGGATTAGTAACTGCCGGTGGAGCCGCTGTAGCTGCTTTAGCGACAGGAGCAGCCTTCGGCCTTGCCGCATTCGCTACGGCATTTGCTATTGGCGCAGGTATATCAATGGTTGCGCGTGCGCTTATGCCTGTTCCCGATTTAGGCGAGCAAATGCGAGGCACGACAGTAACAAGCAGAGACCCTGCCGGACCACGAAAACTAATATACGGACAAGTTCGTGTTGGTGGTAATGTTGTCTTCATCGCGCACTCTGGTACTGACAATAAATATTTGCACCTGGCTGTCGTTTTTGCCTCGCATTACATCAATTCATATGAAGAAGTGTGGTTTAACGACAATAAGATATGGACGAGAACGGGTGGATTCCAAAGTGATTGGGGTACTTATGTCACGATGGACACAACAAAGCTTGGAACGGCAGCGCAGAGCGCCTCAAGCCTTTTAACACCAGTTAGTCAATGGACATCGGATCACAAGTTAAGTGGCATTGCATACATTGCATTTAAGCTCGAGTGGAATCAGGACAAGTTTCCACAGGGTGTCCCAAATATTACAGCGGTGATTAAGGGCAAGAGAGTATTTGACCCGCGCACTAATGTGACCGGGTTTAGCACAAACCCTGCGCTATGTGTGCGAGATTATCTACTGGATCAAGATTATGGATTGGGCGAAAGCAATCTAAACATCGATTCTACTGCTATTGAAGCTGCGGCCGATTTATGTGATGAGCAAGTTTCAATAGATGCTGGCGGCACACAAGACCGATATCAATGTAATGGTGTTATCGATACTAGCAACCAAATCAAATCTAATATCGAGCAACTCCTATCTTCTATGGGCGGTAGGCTTACATATTCTGGTGGCAAGTATTTTATAGATGGCGCTGAGTACCGTGCTCCCACGGTTACTATCGATGAGACCGTCATCATATCTGGCATAAAGACTCAGACTAAGCAATCGCGCAGGAGCATCTATAACAGCGTTAAAGGCACCTTTATTTCTGAGGAAAAGAACTACAAGATCCTTGATTATCCTGTTCAGAGATTAAAGACGACGGCTGGTAGTTTTGTTACTGGAACAACTTACAGAATACTATTTGTTGGCACGACTGACTTTACTGCCATTGGCGCTTCATCTAACGCTGTAGGCGTAGAGTTTACAGCTACAGGCGCGGGCAGCGGAACAGGCACGGCTTCATCGACGATTGTAGAAGACGGCGCACAGATTCATTTAGATATGCCTCTTCCTTTTGTAAGCAATAACCTACAGGCACAAAGGTTAGCAAAGATTGCGCTGCTCAAATCTCGACAGCAAGTGGTTATATCCATGACTGTCAACTTAGCCGGACTTAAGATAAAAGTCGGTGACACGATTAGTGTCAATTACGACAAGCTTGGTTATAGCGGCAAGGTTTTTGAAGTTATTGGTTACGATTTAGCTATCGGCAATAACGGTCAAATGGGAGTGCAGCTTGAGTGTATTGAAACTGCCTCTGCTATTTACGATTGGACTACGGCTGACGAAGAAGACTTCCTTTCTGGCGGTGAACTGGACTTATACGACGGTAGAACGGTCGATAACGTTACTAGCTTGTCATTGACAGAGATAGGTTTACGCGGTCCCGATGGTGGCGTGAGCTCATCCGTACAGCTTACTTGGACTGCGCCCGATGATGCGTTCATCGAATATTACAAAATACGTTACAACAAGAACGGCACAACCGATTACTTTGAGGTACAGAGCCGCGAGACTAACGTTTTTATTTCTGGGTTGGACATTACATCTAACTATGATTTTCGCGTACAAGCAGAGAACCTCTTAGGTGTTACCAGTACTGGAACGACGCTTTCTAATCAAGTCTTAAACGGCGATACGACGGCCCCAGGCGTACCTACAAGCCCAACCGCAACCGGCGGCGTACAGACCATTACCTGTGAATGGAATAATCCCACGGATATCGATTATGCGTTTACGGAAGTTCATGTGGTTGCATCTGACACTGAGCCAGCAGTTGGCGCTTCCCCTACAGCGAAAATAGCCGGAGAAGAGTACGTAGTCACTGGATTGTCTGGCGCGGTAACTAAATACTTTTTCCTGCGAGCGGTAGACTTCTCTGGCAATAAGTCGGCATATACCTCAAGTGTAAATGCAGCGTCTGTGGAAGTTACTGCGACTGACATAGCAGATGACGCTGTTGGCTCAGATCAGATTGCCGATGATGCGGTCACAGCAGATCAGATCGCGGATGGGGCTGTTGAATTAACAGCCTTCGCGTCAGGCATACAGCCTGTACAAGTTGTCAGCACATTGCCATCGACAGCCGCTCAAGGCGACATGGCATTCTTAACTACAGACAGCAAACTCTATCGTTATGATGGCAGTGCATGGACTGTCGCAGTAGATGGCGGTGACATAGTTGCTAATTCAATAACGGCAGGGCAGATAGCAAGCGGGGCGATAAATACTGACGAGCTTGCCGCGAATTCTGTCAACGCCGACAAGATACAAGTTAACAGTATTACGGCTAATAAGATATCGGGTGACATCTCTGAGGTGTTTAACCTCAGTAAGTTTGTTTATCCATATCATGCCGTACCCGCTTTAGTTGCTGACACGTTTACAGAATTTGTTGTACCTGCACCTGATATTTCGATTACTAAATATGCCAGCTTGTTAGGCAAAATTAAGTATCAAGCGTCTTCTAATTTAGATGCTTGTCTTCTCGTTATGGAGTTTCAGAGAAAAAGTGCAGGTACTGCATCAGGCGTTAGTGTTGGAACAATTGCTGGCTCTGGTACAACTGGACAGCCATATACTCACTACGTTGAAGTGAGCGGAAACCACACAAAAGAAATAGACGTCTATGGCGGTATAGCCACTGCACAAACGTCACCAAGTTTCGTTGCTTCACCATCATCAGTGGAATTCGATGGGTCAACTAATCGCACTCGAATAATTTACGGGAATCCAAGTCCGTCAACTCCCACCTTTACGTCTGGCACACTTTATTACAATGAAGATAGATGGCTTTCGAGCGGAACGTGGCTTGGTGATGCGGCTGGCGCTCAACGCTTCCCGATACCTGCTATCGGCACAACGGCTTTGCAGACGTTACCACTTACGCAAGCATTAGCGAAAAGTGATTCGCAAGAAGAATATAGGATAAGGGTTTACAGTCAGAGTTTATCCACAGGTACTCTCAGTCTTTCTGCTATAGATACGCAAATCATTTTAAGTACGTGAGGACACATGGCAATCGTTGCAGGTTATACAAGACACACTGACGGGGCATACATAGTCATCGGCAACTATGACAGCCCAGCCTTAGCAGAAATCGCTATCTTTGATTATGCGTCTAATGATGTTAAGGAGTATTGGATAGCTTCGTGCATAAATCCAGAAACTAATGAGCCGGACATCTTGGGTACAATAGATGTATGAGATAATTGGCCTATAGGAGGCTGAGATGAAAATCAATTTAGTACAGGGTGACACTGGCCCACAAATTAAGGTGACGTTGACGCGCTCAGATACTGGCTTGGCTGAAGATGTATCAGACGCCACTATCAGGATGCACTTTCGTAAGCAGAACACGACAAGTGTTTTATTCTCACTGACTAATCAGTCATCGCCTGATCAACAAAATCTTGGTGTTTGTATCTTCATCTTCTCTAGCGGACAGCTAGATGTTAATGCGGGATACTATGAGGGCGAAGTAGAGGTCGTGTTTGATTCAGGCACACGAGAGACCGTCTACGAAGTGGTTGAGTTTTACGTGAGAGAAGACTTTGCGTGAGAATCGATGCGTTTTTAAGGAATGCGTACAGCGCCTCTAGGCTAGTAGCAAAGGTTACCGGCCAGGCTCTTGTCGCCTCTACGCAAGCGATTCGGCTACAGGCACAGGTTGTCTTAGGATTCTTCCTACGCATCTTCTTAATCTCAGATAACGTTTCTTCCACGGATAACGATACCCTCGATGTCACAAAGAACATCTCAGATGCCGGCGCAGGATCTGATAACGACACCTTAGACTTCGTAAAGAATACAACAGATGCCGCAGCGCTTAGCGATGATGATGTCTTAGGGGTTATTAAAGCTCTGACAGAGCAGACGGCATTTACTGATGCTCATACACTCGACCAAACCAAACCTTTAAGTGACTCTGGATCTGTTGCAGAGGACGCAACTCTTACCCCTGGTAAAGTCCTTGCTGATGCATCTGCATTCACTGACAACGACACACTCGACGTTACAAAGGACGTAGGTGGCGATACGGCGCAGGACTACTGTGATGTAACGTACTTCCTTGAGGACTATACGGTTGGCGACAGGCTAGACCGGATATTCCTGGGAGACGAGCAAGAGTTCACTTACGTCAAAAATATCTCTGACCAGACATTCGTTACGGATGACTTGGATGGTCAAGCATCTGCAGAAGACGACCAGGAAATCGACTTCGTCAAGACGCGCTCTGAGATTGTTTCTATCGGCGATGTATTCGACAGGGACGTAGCCTACAGCCGAGCCTTTACTGAGGCGCCAGCGGCCAATGACAGCCCGGCTAAGGTGGTTGGCAGACCTGTTTCAGACAGTAGTACAGCATCAGATTCCTTCTCTCGTACCGTTGTATATCTGCGAGACTTTACTGAATCACCTAGCACCTCAGATACAGACACGATAACCTTTGGTGCTGTCAAGTCTGATGATGGCGCATTAACTGATTCAGATGTAAAATCAATGAGTAAATCGCTTGCTGAATCACCTTCAGCAGCGGACTCTGGTAGCCTAAGAAGTCAGGGTTATTGTGACTTCACTTACTTTGCCGAAGACTATGTCGGCGCATCGAGGACATTTACATGATGAACGATGGATTGAAACTACGAGGCGATGTCGCACTGGTTCTTCGTGACAAGGACGGCAACATCAAAGATGAGCGCCTCATCGAGAACCTGATTGTTGACACAGGATTGAACTTTATCTGTGACCGCATGAAGGACGATGAGACAGCTATGACACATATGGCGTTGGGTTCTGGCTCTACCGCTGCGGCGGCTGGCGATACTACCCTGGGATCACAGCTTGGCTCACGAGAAGTATTGGACTCTTCCACAGTTACTAACAACCAGATTGTTTACGTCTCTTCATTCGAGGCTGGTGACGCAACTGGTGCGGTGACTGAGGCAGGTATCTTCAATGCTTCAACCGGCGGCACTATGCTTTGCCGTACTGTGTTTAGTGTAGTTAATAAAGCCAGTGACGATACGCTGACTGTCAACTGGACTATCACTTTAACTGCATCCTAATTTAGTAAGAGGTTAACCATGACTACGATTACAACACGCTCTGGGAAGGGTTCGCCTCTCACTAACAACGAGGTGGATGCTAACTTCACCAATCTAAACGATGACAAGGTAGAAGCGTCTGGCGACAGCATGACGGGCAACCTGTCATTCGGGGATAACAACAAGGCTATCTTCGGCGCTGGCTCTGACCTACAGATTTACCATGATGGGTCTGATAGCTATATTCAAGATTCTGGCACTGGTAATTTAAAAATACTAGCTACCGATTTACAGATTAGAAATGCTGGAGACACTGGCACGTTATTAACTGCTGTAGATGGTGGTGCGGTTACTCTTAAATTCAACAGCAACACAAAGCTTGTTACGACAAACACAGGTATCGACGTAACTGGTACTGTAGTAGCAGACGGCTTAGAATCATCTGGCAATTTAAGTTTTACAGCCGCAGATGGCATGGTTATTTCTGCTAAAGAATCTTTGGTTGTCAATATTGATAATGACGATAACGACTCAAACAGAGCGTTTATTGTTCAAAGTGGCGCTACAGGCTCAACAGAAAGTCTTATTGTTGCCTCAGAAGATGCTGGCGTATCTTTGTATTACGACAATGCCGCCAAAATAGCCACCACCTCCACAGGCATCGACGTAACTGGCACAGTGACTGCTGATGGTTTGACTGTAGACACAGGTTCAACTTTTGCTTTGAGCGCAACACTTGGTCACACAGGCGGTTCGCAATTATTGTTTTTAAATGACGATGGCGGCTCAAGAAATCAAATAGATTCCCAGAAAAACAGTGCGTCAGCGGCTTTAGATTTAGCTACTGGTGGTACTAAACGGCAACGTATAGACTCTAACGGCGACATCAGTTTCTACGAAGACACGGGTACGACTGCAAAGTTGTTCTGGGATAGTTCTGCGGAGTCGTTGGGTATTGGTACAAGCAGTCCAACTACGCCTTTACACATAAGCACTAATGTACAAGCTGTAGCGCAATTAGAAAGCTCACACGCTAATGGTTCTTATGCAATTTGGGCTGTAGGCGGTACTAAGTTTGGAGATGTGGGTTCTAATAAAGGAATTTCTGGGTCAGGCAATACAACTGACTTTATGATTGCCTCTAGGTCAACTTACCCCTTACTTCTTGGCACTGGCTCAACAGAACGCATGCGCATCGACTCAAGCGGCAACGTCGGTATTGGTACAGACAGTCCAGCATATCCTTTAGATATAAGTGGTTCTGCAGGAGATGTTGTTAGATTTACTGGCGATGCAAATAACTCCATGCGTGCTTATTTGGGCAGTGGTTATCAAATTTTCCAATGTGTTAACAGCGGAACCACAAACCAATTTGGATATGTGGCTGGTGAATTTTTTGCTCAAACTGCTGGCACAGAACGCATGCGTATTGATATCAACGGGAATGTTGGTATCGGCACCAGCAGTCCAACATCTTTT